TGACCATACGCTCTAATTTTTACTTGAAACTTTTTTGTCATAATTCATTCTTTCTATCAGATTTGAAGGGCCTCATAAAGAGGCCCCACAAATAAAAAATGCTTAAATATTAAGCAGATCCTTGTGATCCGAAGATACCTCTAGGGTCAGACCAGCCGAAGCTGTATCTTTCTCTAGCTTTGTATCTAACGTTACCAGTATCAAAATCACCTTCCATAGCAGTTTTGATAGGTGCTCTTACGAACATCTTCATACCGTTTGGAACGTCAGTTTTGATAAAGAACGCATCAGTATCAGTTAAGAAATTGTTAACCACATAACCTTGTGGAACCATTCCCATTGATCTGATCGCGTTTGTATCGTTATCAGCAGTACCAGTTCTTAACGCTGATTTCATTAATCTTTCCGCAGTGAATTGTAATTCTTTTGGAATGATTAATTTAACACCTTGAGCTGCAATTTTTAAACCACGCTCATCTGTGAACGCATTGATATCAATCAATGATTGTTCAAGAGAAGTTTCGTTTAAGTCAGCTTGAGTTGCTAGCGTGTTGCTGAATGAACCAGCAATAGTTGGGTGAGAAGAGTTCACTAAAGAAACTCCGTCGCCACCAACATAAGATGAACTAAATGCGTTATTTAGTACATTCGCTGCAGTTACCTGCTTAGTGTTTGCCATAGATCTTGCTAATGCTTTTGTATATCTAGACGCAAGTCTGTCATACAAGTTGTCCTCGATCGCTTCTTCAGTGATCGCGAAAGCAAGAGCTACAGTGTTATGAGTGTATCTAGCAGTGAAAGTTTCTTGAGCGTTGTCAAATACAACAGCTGAACCTTCCGGCTTGATTTCCGCGTTAGCGAATCCAGATAACATTACTTCCTCTTCGAAAGCTCTGTCTGAAGTCTCTACATCGAAAATTTCAAGATGCTGATTCTCGTATCTTTTATATTCCAGGCCGAATAGTGCATTCAATCCTGGCTCTAGTTCTTTAACTAGTTGTCCTCGTGATATAGCCATAATTTATCTCCTATTATATGCCTGTAAATTGTTTATAGAAATGATTGTTAACGATAGCTGTTACAACTACGTTTGTAGCGTAAGTAGTAGCGTTTAACTTTTCATTATTGAAACCTTTAGCGATTCCAATGACACGTAATTGAGCTGCTGTAGAAACTGCTAATTGCGATGTATTGATCTCAACTTTAGACACGTAATTAGCTGAAGATCCAGCTGTATATACTGTGTTTCCGTTTAAGAAAATATCCGCGATAGCAAGACTTGAGCTAGCTTGTATTTCGTATCTCTCATAAGGGTCGTCCGTCACGAAACCAACAATGTCAGAAGCTGTATTATTAGCTGCTAAATTGTTTGCCCATGTCGGCTTTTTAGTTGAAGTATTAGTATAGAATACTCCGTTTAGTGAACCCAATATTTGGTCAGTTGTCGTAGCTACCGTAATGTAACCAGTTGCCGCTGCTGTTACTGGATCATTTTGGTATATTGCTGACGAACTTGCCGCAATATTATATTCACTTAAACCTTGAGCGTCTCTATTCTGTCCAACTTTGCCAATTGGTAAAAGACCAAAAGGCGCGTCTGCGTTAGCCATATTTTTTTCCTTGTTTAAGTTTAGTTTAATCCGTTGGTATTACCAAAAAATTATTTTTTGTTCGTACCACCGAAAGTTACACGAGTCTGCCTCTCACTATTGATTGGCATACTTGGGTGCTGATCCTTGTAGACATCGTTGTTAATTGCGTCTTCTCGTTCCTTAGTCCTTTTTGCAAAGTACTCGTCACGAGCTTTTGCGAGTTCTACCGGTATCCTTGCCAGCGCAAGGCCACCATGTCCAATTACACCTGCGTATTTTCCTTCGTTGATCGTTGAGTAAGTTTCACCTGGATATTCATCAGCTCTCACTAATTCAAATCCTGATCTTAACTTATTCGAAACGTTTTTAGAGTCATCCTGACCTAAAATTTCAAGTCGAATCCAACGGTGTTTAAATCCGTCTTTTGGGCGCGGTGCATCCAAACTTGATGGTGGAGTCCAAGTTGTAGGTCTCTTTTCAGAGTCTCTAGTTTGGCTCGCACGTGGGGTCTTCATTTTATCGTTTTCCATATGCCTATACCTCCTTCGTGATATTTAATTGTTTCGCATATTCTTCCAATGGCACTCCTAATTTTTTAGCGATAGCAACTTGAGAAGGGGTGAGTCTCACAGTTTTGCGACCTGGTTTTACACTTCGCTTCGCTGAAGCTACTACTTGTGTCGGTTTGGTCGTTTCCGTAGTTGCATTATTAGCAAATTTGTGCGGGAATTCAAGTCTTATTCTTTTATCAATTTCCGCATAATATTCGTCGCTTTCAGCATCATAACCTTCCTCATCAATTAACTGTCTATGGATATCAAAAGCCGTGTAAGTCATAGGTTTATCCTTACCAAACCATGAGTTTTTCTCTCCCCATGCTTCTGCTCTTGGACTTCCAACAGACGTATTTTGTCTTGGAACGTTTACTTCTGAAATTGTATTTGGTTGCTTAACTGGCTCTTTTGCAGCAAGTTCTTTCATTTCTTGAAGTCTTGCTTCTTCATAACCAAGTCGTGCAATTTCTTTTTGAGCTTCAATTTCAATTACAAGATCACCTGCTTCTCTAGCAAGTCCTAACTTGCCTTTTGCAGCTTCTAATGCAGCTGAAATTTTAGCTTCTTTATCTTTTAAAGATGTACTTTCTAAAGAACTAAATCTTTTTGTAAGTAATTCTTTTTCAGCTTTAACTGTTTGTGCATAACGTACTGCCTCTTCTCTTTGACGTTCTGCTTCACGCATTTTTTTAGTTAGTTTTGCAATTCTTCGTTGCACTCCTTCACTGTAATCTTCTAATTCGTCTTTCTTTGCTTCTTGCTTCTCGCTGCTCGTATCTAGCTTCTCGGGGCTAGCGGCGAGGGGTTTTTCTTCTTTTTCTACTTCTTTAACATTTGATTCTTTTACTTCAAATTCAGGTTCTGGTTTTGCTGTGTCTTCAAACTCAACATCAACCTCTGGTCCTGAAGTATCTATATCAACTGTTTTTTTGTTTTTGTCTTCTGGCATAGTTTCCTCCTATGGTTTATATATAGTGAAGTACAGATTCAGGATCAGGAATTGTTCCTAATACTTCATCATCGTTTAATATACGAACTTCACCGCCTTCTATTGGTAGCCTTGAACCCGCATAGCGAGCAAAGATCACCCAATCTCCTTTTTTACACCACGGGCCTGTCGGATATTTTTGTTTATCGTGATAGGCGAGTGGGCCAATCTTTAAAACGTAACCACAATTAGTTGCGATTCTTAATCGATCTAAAGATTCTTGTGCAATAATAATTCCGCCTGATGTTTTTTCTTTTGGCGTAAATGGTAATACTAATAATCTCCAACCAGATGGAGTTGGTAATTCATCAACTACAGATTTTATATTTTCTGGATTTAATGGTTCAGATTTAAGTTTATCTTCTTCTTTATATTTTTCTTCAAGACCTAGGTTTATCTTTGGGATTTCCTTTTCCGAGGTCGATAACGTTTCCTTTTTCATCATTTTGCTCCTTCTTGTTTAGCAGGTTAGAGATTTCCTGAATTACTGTTTGGTAGGCATTAGCCTGTCCTTGCATATACTTGTATTTTTCCATACTGTCAACTGTTCCTGATATCATAGCATCACCAATGTTTTGGTAAGAATCTCTGATAAATTTTTGCAGTTTTGTTATAAATGTTACAGCGTCCATAGCTTTCTCCTTTGTTGGTTATATTAACAGTTCCACTTTCTAAGTGACTTATTAATTCTTGAATTTGGGTCTCTTGCAGTTTTAGCTGAAGTTAATCTTTTTTTCATCCCGCTCATGCGCGCGCAGAACGATTTTCTTCTGTTAGCAGCTTTAGAACCTTTTTTTAATTTAGATGGTTTTGTAGTTACAGCCATTGAAAGTTTTGATCCTGGATTAGCAGCTCTATAAGATGCAATACCTTTTCTATTTAATCCACCAGATGGATTTTTACCTTCTTTACGTTGCCATGCAGGAGTTCTACCACCAGATGCTAACATTGCTCTACCTTGTCCTCTTAATGCTATATCGCCCATTATACTAATCCTCCCATGCTCATTTTTCTTCTTTTAGCAAATGTTGAAACATTAGTTGGTTTAGGTCCTTTGTTACCAGCAGCTCTTTTTCTAGCAACTGCAGATCTTCTTTGACCTTCTGACATTGATCTTGCTTTTGCAAGTGGTACACATTTTGGATAACCTTTTCTTTTCTCTCCTTTAGATCTTCCACAAGGAGCATAAGAACCATCTTTTCTTTTTGATCCAATGTCTACCCATTTTTCAGCGACCCATTTTCTAAGACCGTTTGCCATATTAATATTTCTTTGTAATTTTTCTTCTATTTTCTAATACTGCACCACAACCTTTTGCAATACCACCTTGTTTATAATTAGATACCATTTTTCTTTGTTGTGAAATACTTCCACCACCAGCTTTTCCTTTTCTACCACCAGGTGTTACTTTGCCAGAACAAACAGCAGATGCATACATGTTCGCGTACGCGCTCGGGTACACTTTAAATTTTCTTTTTGCTGCTGCTTTTCCTCTTGGACAAAGTTTACCCATTATTTTTTCTTTTTTGACATTCCAGCTTCTGAAAGAGCAATTGCAATTGCTTGTTTTCTAGATTTAACAACTGGTCCTTTTTTACCAGAATGTAATTTACCTTTTCCAAACTCTCTCATAACTTTAGAAACTTTAGCTTGGCCACCTTTGGCTTTGCCTAGTCTTTCTTGATACTCTTTTGTTTTTTTTCTTATGTTTGATTTTTCTTCAGCTTCTTTGATATTTTCGTCGAATTTTTTTACAG